GCTACTAAAGATACTATCGAGGGTGTCATCAACATCAACAAGAACACAGCTAGCGAATTGTCTAAGTGGCGTTCGCACTCCTGCCATGATGGGCGTGGGGATGTTGATTTTGTGCTTTGAGATTGCATTGTAATATCTCCTAATATAACCTAAACGATCACTATTATAATTAGCAAATACAGTAACAGCGATCATCATGTACATGAACTGAGGAGTTTCATATACTTTACCAGTACTTCTGTCTTGTACAAGATACTTGTCTACTACTTGACGCAAACCAGCATAGGTGAATAAATAATCCCTTCCATGATCAATCCATTGACCAATAGTTTCAAGTTCTTCTTGACTGTATTTAGAAAGAACTTCACTATCATATACACCAGCATCAACACATTGAACCACATAATCGTAAAAAGCAGGATGTTCCCAGCGAACACCAAATATTTGTTTCCTAAGACCAAACAAAAGGAGACGTGCTGCAACAAATTGATAATTTGGATGATCAAGATCAATCAAATCAGATGCAGACCTAATGAGAATCTCTTGTATTTCTGCTGTTTTGATACCATCATAAAATTGAATTCCAGAATTAATTTCTACTTGAGATGCAGAAACTCCACTCAATCCCCCACATGCACATTCAACCATGCTATGAATTTTATCTAGATCCAGGGATGCAATAGATCCGTTACGTTTTTTTACTTTAATTCCATTACTCATACTAGCTTCCAATCAGTAAATTTAAGTTTTGCCTCAAGTCCTTTGTAGGTATTGCATTCTACCACATTTTTAACATCGTGTCCAGCTAAAACCATATCGTTAATATCCTTTTGTTTTATTTGTGATGGCCAAATAACAATTTCATTTCCACTATCAATTGTCTTTAACATCCTGTTTACAATCTGTCGGTTTCGTGGTTCATTGTCATAGATGTAAATCTTTTGCCAATCATATTGAGAAACATTTACGTCAGCACCACACATAGCAATTGCATTATCTAAAAATAAAGAATCAAAAGGTCCTTCAGTAATGTATACTTTTTTTGAATCATCTACTCTGTCAAGTCCATAAATTTTTGGATTGTCATCATTTAACATGACTGTGATGTATCGTATTGCAGATTGATATAATGATCTGCCTTGAAATCCTATGACACCATCTTTAGTTAACATTGGAATGATAATTCTTGACTCATCATACTTTGTATCTTTAAAAGTAGGTTTATGCTTGTTTGTCCATTCTTTAAATTTTGGACAATAGTACAGTTTGGGCAAGTATTCTGATGGTAGTTTTCTACGCTCTAGATATTTTCTTGCTGGGTGTGTTATATTTAGATCCTGGATGGTTTCCAATTCTGAGAATATAGTTTTCTTAAATACAGGCGCTTTAAAATTAAATTTTGGGGTAGGTGCAACAGATCCCTTTCCAGTCAATCCCTCTTTATATCTTTCAAGAAGATACTCCTCATAAAGAAGTGGGGAGTTTTGTTTTAAAAAATTAACAAACGTAGTTCCTACTCCACAGTTGTGACATTTATAAAAGAAGTCATTCTTTACTCTGTAAAGATATCCCCTAGTTCGATTCTTATTGCGTTGAGAATCTCCACAATAAGGACATCTAAAATTATATAAATCTTCTTTTTTTCTTGAAAATTTTTGAAGTTGAGGTGACAATAACGAAATGTACTTCTTATCAATAAAACTCATCTACTAGGCTGTGTTACTTGCGTTCCCATACTAGCACCATTGTTCCCATGTGTCAAGAGATTACCAAAGAATGTAGCTGAACCAATAACAACAGTGGCAGCAGTAGCGATGCCAACAGTCATCCAGCGAAACTTTGAAAGTTCGTCAATTCTTTTTTCAAGTTTGTCTAGTTTGGTATTAATTCCTTTAATTAATTCTATGATTGCGGCATCTGCTTTATCAGATTGTTCTAATCTGTTTTCGTGACGCTCTAGTATAAGAGCAACACTCTGGTTACTCTCACTTATTTTGTCTACTGCTCTCTCAAGTTTGTCAAGCATCTCCTTGGAGAGATCTTCATATATTTGAAACTTGGCTTCTAAAACATTTACGTTGTTACCAAATCCAAATGGCATGGTTCTATACTATAGAGTTTCTATAAATTTAGTAATCAACTCAATTCCATTTTCTTCGCAAATAATTTCTGCCATTTTATCTTGGTTGTCTTCTGAAAGTTCAATCCAAACTTCAACAATTTTATTTTTAAATTCTTCAGATAAGTATCCAAACTCAGGATTGAGTTCAGCAAATGATGCCATATAGATATCAAAGTCAAATGAGTTTTTCATGGTTTCTGTAGATGCTTTATTAATATCTTTTGCAATTTTCTTTTGACGATCACTTGCTTTATTCTGATAATCTTTTGCTTTTGCTTTAGAAAGAGTTTGGATCTCTTGCTTGCGAAGTTGTGCTCTCTTTTCTCTTTCTTGCTTTTTTGCAAGTTTACGTTTTTGTTGGATAAACCGCATAGCAGATGCAGTTTCATTATTACCAGAATCTGGTGCCTCTTCAATTAATGTTGTATCTTCCATAGTTTCCTCTTTTAACTTTGAATTTCTAATCCTACTAAACATATCGGTTTTAAATTTTTTCTTCCTCTTTTTGACTGGAGGTTCGTCTGGAGGAAGACCAGCAATTGCTCCGCTACTTACAGTATTAGTTGGTATTTCTTCAATATACATATGACCATTGTTTTTCATTGTGTATACTTTCATAGTTTTTGAAGTTCCCTTATGCAATTCTGATCTACAGATATATTATCTAGGTCATTTGAAATTTCAGGATATCTATTCAAGTAAATAATAAAACTTTTAATAATAGACCAATACTCAGATTCTATTTTAAAAAATAACAAAGGTGTTGTAGCATCATTAAAAACATTATATAAAACAATTAAATGATTAAGTATCAAATGGAGTTTAAGAATACCTGTTGTTTTATAATATTTTAATAACTTCTTGAGATATTTAAATCTTTTCAGATCCTCAAAGAAGTCCTCCTTTGTTACTGCCTGTGGATTTGAATAATATTTAATCGCAAAAAAGATATAATTATCTTTATTCAATTCACTAAAGTTCATACTTTAAAATCAGGTAGAAACAAATGTCTTGGTAGTTCCTTGCCCACCAGCGCCTGTAACATCACCTGCGACAATGGTAACATCTGCAGCATTGGTAGTGCCAACATCAAAAATGGTTCCACCATTAAGAACAACTGACTGTGCTGCAATGCTATGAGTTGTGCCAGTTGCTGCAACAGTGAAATCAAATTCTAATCTGTTAGTGCTACTACCACGTGCATAGGTTGCAGTTGCTGTACCTGCACCAGCGGTTACTGTGATTGTTGGTGATCCATTAGTAGTTGAGACAGTGACTCTTTCATTGTAAATAACAACTACAGAACCAGTTGCTGCACCAGCATATGCTGACTCTTCAAAGAATACTGCCGTAATTGTTGCTTCACCAATGTTGGTTGTTTGAGGTGCAACTTCTCCTTGAGCACCAGCAAGTCCACCAATGGCAACGAGAACTTCGTCGTAATATTCTGTTTTTGTTGCGTTCTTATAATGACGATAAACCCAACCCTGACTAGTTGCAAAGCAATTATCAGGCTCTGCTACTTTATTTCCACGTTGCAGATATTTTGGTTTTGATTCGTCTGTTGTGGTTTTTCCCCAAAGAGGCATTGTTAAACTCCCGTTATAAAAAACAATTTTCTAAATTTATTTATAAAAAATGGGGAGTCATCCTCCCCATTAAAATTTTTACTGATTTTAATCAACCCTTTAACAAGGCAGATTTTACAGTAGCAACAATAAGATCATCAACATCGTTATCAGTACTTTTTACATACTTCTCAAGAAGTGAGATAACAAGTTCTTTGACACGACGATCATTAGCAATACGCATAATCAATGATTGGGCAATTGGAAATAAAAGAGCCATGGTGATCTCCTAGTGATGAGAACTAATTATATAGGATCACTTAGACATTTTTGTAGCAGTTGCATACATAACTTCTTTTGCTTTATCACCATAACGTGTTTTAAAATCCTTTGCATTCTTTTTCATACCCATAACAATATCTTCTCTTTTTTTCATATCAACTCCTTCTTTTACCCCATCTGCATATTTGACACGCTTTACCTTTTTATCTTTTGGGGTCTCTTCTTCACAATCACACTCTTCTTTTACATCATTTTTTTTATCTTTTAACTTTTTATTCTTATCAAAAGTTCCAGATGGTTCATCTTGATCTTCAACTTTAGGAGAAACTTCTACATACTTACTTGCTTTTTCAGAAAGTTCTGATCTCCAATCAGAGAATCCTTCTTTCATTTTCTTTGAATTAATTGCTGCAGAAACAGCAGCACGGCGCTTCTTCAAATACTTATCCGATTTATCTGAATCACCATCATTATCTACATCATGATCTTCTTTACCTACAGGGTCAAGTGCTTCGTTTTTTGCTGTTCTAGCTGCTTTTTTAAAAGCATCTTTCGCTGGATAATCTTCGTGTCCTGGTTTAGCAGGTGCTTCCCCACGCTTACGCTTGGCATGAATGTTTGCATAAAGACCGTTCTTTGCTTCTTCCAATTCCTCATCTTCTTTAACACAATTAGGAACTTCACGACCATTTTTTGTTTTAGTTCCCTTTGCCTTATAACCATCCCAGCAAGTAGAAGCACCAACATTAGCACGAGCTTGCTTCATTCCTTCAATTATCTCACCTTCTGGTTCAAATCCTGCCTTAACACACTTATCTTTTCCACTTTCTGTGCCAGCATATTTGTATCCTTTCCAACATGCCTTTCCGTCTGCACCTTTAATCTTTCCTTCAGATACAATAGTTACATACTCAAGAGCAAGATCTTTCATTCTTTCGGTTCCAAAAGATTCATCAATAGCAGTGATGATATTATTTTCATCTGAATTTTCAATTAAGATTGTATCAATTTTAGATGCAATTTCAATTTGCTCAAAACGATTGAGGCTCATCATCCAGGCAGATAATCGTACAGTCGTAGACATATTCTCTTCTTTAAATTGTTTATTCTTATTTATAGTATTCTTAGCCTTAAATGGATCATACTCTGATCCTGGTGTCATTTCATGTGTTAACTTTTTATACTCTGGAGTACCAACCAATCTATGCTTTGCGGTATCTCCAGATTTATTAAATTGTGTATACTCCATAAGATCAGTTATCCATGATCGAAACATTTCTCCTTTTTCAGTTATGCAAATGACGTAGTTAGGACCACGACGATATACTTTTCCAATTTTGTTTTCTGTCAAACATTTTACATACGAACCAACCTCGTACAGATTTCCATGCCTGTACGAAGTTTTGATTGCATTATTTTTAAATTGAGAAAACTCCATTAAATTTTTTCACTTGTTCTACTTTCTATATATCCTTTAGCAAATACTCCAGCTCTAACTCCAGTTACTTTACTACCACCAGAATCTGTGGCATCAACTGTTCGGTATGCTTCCCCTTGTCTTGCTCCAAGATAAGGTTCATATTCTCTAGAAAATTGAGTAATTTGCCTTCTAGAAATTAACTTAGTAGTAAAATCTAATTTTAATGTTGTGGCATTTCTTTTAGTAGATCTACGTATTACTGTAAATATTGGTCTACCTTGTGCAAAGAAATTTATATTGTTAGAAGAAAATTTACTATTCATATAATCCTTACCAAACACTGCATACTGTTTAAGTTTAACATCATCAATTGGTCTAAAAAACATGTTATTCCTAAAATCTTCAGTAGTTTTTTCTGAAATATCTTTTCTAAAAGATTTTACTTCTTCATGATTGTAAATGGTTTGACCAGATTTATTTGAAATACCAGAGTATTGTTGAAAATCTTTTACAGTATTGCCTGCTTTGTGGGAGATATAGAATACTGCTTGACCATCTTTATTGATGCCCATAAAATCAGCTTTATGTCCTGCTGGTCCACTTACTACTCCAATAATGTTTTTATAAATGGCACCTTTAATTTGAACCTCTATTGGTTTTCCATTTCCCAATTTTGCAATTTGATCATTGCATTGCCTAAGCACTTCAAATTCAATTTGATTATCTGGGACATTAAATAAAGTTCTCCAGTTTGGTAGTGATTGTAATGCCTCATTCCAGAATCCTTGCTTTAACCATTCCCTACCACCTTTTGGTTTGATTAAAACTCTTGTAGTTATTTTTCCTGTTGGAATATAAAATACTTCAAGATTAGTTTGCTCACTAGTTTTCTTTAATTCATAGGAAACATTATTTAAATTTAAAAGTTCTTGTATAGAATCATGAAGTTCCCATCTTGATTGAGTTTCAAATTTAATTTTCTTATATGAAACTCCTTCATCAAGAATGGAAACAGAACTATATCGTTCTTTGTAACTTGTCTTAATATTAGAAGTAAGGAAATTTAGGACTTCTTCTGGTGTAATAAATTGCATTAAAATTTAATTTTTAAATTATTTATTAACGATCATTCTTAGAACGGTTCTCTGAAAAATACGAATCAAAGGTTCCTTCTGGATATCTTTTTTCAAGTTTATTAATATTACGAAGAAGAACATCACTCATAGAAACTCCTAGTGCTTGCGTTGCTTGTGCAACATACCACATGATGTCACCCAACTCAATGATAAGATGCTCTCGGTTATCTTTTGTCCATGGTTTGCCTTGGAAAATCATTTTCTTGATGATCTCAAGAAACTCGCCACCTTCAGCATTAATGCCAACACCAGCAGTAAGTAGTCGTTCAATATTTGCACCTTGACGATCTAGTTCGCCAATACGATCTGCAAAGTCCACAAAGTTCTTGGAGCAATTAGAAGTTACTGCATCCACAAAATGTTCATAGTTAGAGAAGTTAATTTCTTTTTTCATACTTTTAAAGAAGAGAATTTTTCAAATTTATCGACAATGTTTTTATGTTCGTCAAAGTCATACTCAACATCTTTTTTTGTATCAATGATGTTGTTCTGAGATGACTGTTCACAATCATACAACCTCATCTTCGTTCTGTCAACACCCACCACAAATCTTTTATTAATGGTTGGGTCGTTGTAGCGATTCTTGAGTTGCTTTACCATAATTTGTCCAAGTTGTTCAGATTCTTCTGTGCTAATAAGAGCAAACATAAAATCAGCAGTAGCGGGAAGACCAAAGGATTCACTAGTATCAGTAATGTCAACATCAGAGCTACTATAACCTGAACGAGTAGTTTGTGTTGCTGATACAATAGGCACATTGTTCTCAACAGCGAGACCACGGAGTTCTTCTGCAATACCTTTAACCAAGGTATATGAGTTGACAAAACTTGCTTTAAACCGTTGAGAGGAACAAATGTTAAGGTAATCAACAAATATAACATCAGGTTTAAAATTTCTTTTAAGAGAAAGATCATTAAGAAGAGATCTAAAATGCCCAACATGTGCTGACGCTGTAGGGTACTCCTTAATTATAAGTTTACCATTAGTTTTTTTAGTAAGATTGGTTACTTTACTTTCATATAATTTTTGAGGAAGGTCACGAAGTTGTTGGATGGGAACACTCAGAAGATTAGCATCTATGCGTTCTGCGATCTTTTCCTCTGCCATTTCAAGAGTAATGTATAAAACATTTTTCCCCTGTAGTAACGCGGATGCTGCAACGTGACACATAAACAAAGATTTACCTACACCTGTGCCAGCAAGTGCAACGTTAAGAGTTTTGTTTGGAAGACCACCCTTTGTAATTTTGTTAAACATATCAATGTCAAAAGGAATCTTTGATTCCTTTCTGTGGTATGAGTTGTATCTTTCTACATAATCATCAAGGTAATCATGACCAATAGTATTATCAAATGATACTGAAATAGCATCTGATAGTATACTTGGGATTGCTCCCATATCTTTATTTGGATCTTGTCCATCTGCAATCTTAATACTTTCTAATAAAGAAAGATAAATCGCACGATTCCTACACCACGTTTCAGACGAATCTACTATCCATTGGAGGTTGACTTCATCATCAGTAAATGAATCTATAATAACAGAGGCATTCTTATATTGCTCTTCTGTAATATTTTTTTTGTTTTGAAGATCTACTTCTAATGATTCTTTTGTTGGACACTTTTCATATTTTGAAATAAAATTATAAATTATTTCAAAGACAAGTTTATTGTCAACGTTTTCAAAGTACTCCTTTTTAAGATAAGGAAATACTTGTTTGCGATACGAATCATTAAACAGAAGATTCTGTAAAATAGTAACTTCTAAATTTTTCATGTGTAATGAAAATAAGACCCAATAATATATTTGTCCTCACTAACTGTAGGTTTACCCTGATGAGGAAAAGTCCAGGTAGGGGGGAATATTAGCATACGACCAAGTTTTGGTTTGATGTATTTGTTGATAGTAGTAAAATGAGTTTCGCCCCCAACTTGTACCGTATTTAAATACAGAAAAAAAGCAAGAAATCTTTTTGCAGATTGATGATCTCCAACATCTACATGTTCTTGAAATGAATCATCTGTTCCTTTTCTATATTTCTTTATCCTGAATTCCTCGTATGCATATCTTTCAGGAAACCATTTAATACAATCTAAACTATCCATATATTGTTTTAATATAGGACGCAGCATTGGTATTAATTCCATAGCAATACCATCATCAATAACTAGATGATGAAATTTTGGTTTATGTTGATTGTCTACAAATTCAGGTATTGATTCATGATAGTGATCAATTAATTTCTGACAGAATTGTTTTGACAATACATCATCATAAACTTTTATGTAATCATCAATTCGTTTCACTACCATATGAATACTCCTGTTTTGCTGCCCAATCAAGTTTGTCCATAATTTCAGGAGTAAAGAATTTTTCTGGTTCGGCAAGGATAGCAGAAGCATAATGCTTAGATTTATCAATCACCCAGTATGCACCAGATTTGCTAAAGATTTCATACTTCTCTCCAAGTTCAAGAAGACCATAGTATTTGTCAAGTCCTCTTACATCAAAGAATAGTCGTGTTTCAGCAATAGAATTTTCTTTAGTATATCTTGACTTAGATGCTTTTGCTTTAATAATCACACCAGTTTGAGATCCTTTACTATCTTTCTCTTTAGATTTTGTTAATTGTACAATAGTAGATGCTGCGTATTTTAGACCAGATCCCCCACCCATCTCACTTTGCTCACCGTAAGGATTAATTGTTTTGTAAGTATGATTGGTTACAATCATTGGAATCTTTGCTTTACCAAGTTTACTCGTAACAATCCTAAAGACAGATTTAATAACTTGGGTCTTTGTCATATCACGAACTTGTTTATCAGAAAGTGCATCATCAAGTTCTTTCTGAGATGCAAGCATTCCCAAAGAGTCCAATACAATTAAAAGAGGTTTCTTTTCATCATCTTTAAGTTTCAAAACATTATCAAGGATACGAATAATTTGAGTACGAAACTCTTCAATAGTATCTACTGGAAAATGCCATACTCTTTTTTCATCAAGTCCACGATTCTTAAATAGATCTCCAGTTGCTGCTGCTTCACTATCAAAGTAAAATACTGCCCCATCTGGATTTGCATCTAAAAAGTTCTTAGCAATTCCAATAGCATAAAATGTTTTGCCTGTTGCCTGTTCTCCAGCAATAGCAGTAACACGATTGTCTGCAATGCCCCCATAAATTGACCCACTAAGAACTGCATTAAGAATGTAAGATCCAGTATCAATAAAATTTTGTTCAGATCCTGTAATGATCCCATCTGAAACTAATTTTGCAAAATCATTCTTTGCTTCTTTAGCAATGCTATCAAAAATACTCATACAAAAAGGTCCTCCAAGGTTGCTTGTTTTTCTGATTTCCATCCTATCACATGTAGGATGATTTGTAAAGGATCCAAAAAGGACTTCTGAAACTGCAACTTATAATCAATGTACTTGTTGAGATCAAGTTCTTCTGGAAAATTAGATAGAAAAGATATTACATTTTCTCCAATGATATTTGGTTGTTTTAAATAAACAAATTTAATCTTTTCCCCTTCTTGAATTATAGGATACTTATGATTTAACTTTTTACCTTTTATGTGATAGTTGTATACCAAAGTACCTCGTACATGAATAGGGCAACTCTTTTTATACAAAGTAGAACTGCCTTTCCATTTACTGAGATTGTTTACACTACGGGGAAACGATATATCCTCAGGTCTCATTTTAAAAAAGTCACTTTTGAACTCGTCAATAAACTTAATAAGATCACTTTCAGTTTTAGTCATAATAATTTTAAGTGCATCTTTAATTTTACTCCTACATGGAGCAGGAGTTGAAGATTTAACTGCTTCAATTCCCATCATCTTAAGTTTTGGTTCTGCATAGCGAACTCCTTCACTATCCCAAACATTAAGAATGTATCTTTTCTTTGCAGTCCATATACCTTTATCTGCAATGTTCTCACGCTTCATCTGCATTTTCTGTTCATATGCAGAAACATAATCGGCAAGTTCTTGATAACTAGATTCAATAAATGGTTCCATTTTATCTCGACAGATTTTATCAAGAACAGAAACTATTGCTGGTTTGTTATCAAGTTTATTAGAAAAGAATTTCTTTACTAATGGTCCAAGATTTAAATAAATTGAATCAGTATCAGATGCAATTACATAATCCATATTATTAGATCCTAATAGATTATTAAGATACATATTCATTTTATTTTCAATCCAACGAATTGAAACTTGACCAGATAAAGTAATTGCCTCTGCATTTGCTAATTTATAATAACGAAAATACTGATTACCAATAGCACCATAGGCAGAATTAAGTTGAATCTTTCGTGCCATTTGAATATTATTGCAGCGAGCAATCTCTTTTTCCAACTCTTCAGTTGGATTCTTTTCATATTCCTGCTTTGCTGTGAGCATTTTCTTTTTATAGATGGTACGATCTAAATAAATCTTTTCCATTAACTTAGGCAAGAATCCTTTAAAATCTTTTCGGTATTGTGCTCCATTTGCACAGACAGAATACTTGCTGTTAATTAGAATATCCTTATTAAGAACTTTATCTACTGTGATCTTTGGGTTCCTTTCCTCAACCAAAGTTTCTGGCGATATGTTGTATTGCATAATGAGGTGAGGGTATAGGGAGTTGAGGTCAAACGATACAACCCAATCATACATACCTGGAACTGGTTCTTTAACATAAGCACCAGCATACTTTTCATCTTTTTCATGTTTTTCTGAAGGAGGAATGACAATGTTATCTCTATTAAGATAGTTGTAAATTATGCTGTCCCACATGCGAACTTGATAATAGACATCTTCAAAGTTTACCTTTGCATCATATGCCATTGTGATTGCAAGTTCAATTAACTTCATTTTGTCTTCCAAGCGGTCAACAAGTTCTACGTCATGAATATTATATTCTACAAATTTATTCCAATCTTTTGTATAAAAATCTTTGAACGTATCATACTCACTATGATCTAGTTTTTGCTGACCAAGTTCAACATATGCAATATGATCAAGACGATAAGATTCTTGATTAGCATAAGTAAATTTTTGATACAAATCTAAGTAATCTAAGATACTGACGCCAACAATATCATAGTAAATAAAATCTCTACCACGTATTGTGATATTTTTTTCTGGAACTTTATTCCAAGGAGAAAGAGATTTCATGTGCTTATCTGAGAGCACTCGCATAATTCTTCTGCAGATGTATGGAACGTCAAACATTTTTACGTTCCATCCAGTCAGAATATCTGGAGTATTTTGAGACCACCAATAAAGAAAATCTTTAAGCATCTCATGCTCTTCCCAGAACACACGATACTCAACATCAGGTCTAGTATTATTATACTCTCGTGTACCCCAAACAATAAATTTTTTAGTAGTAAAATTTTTAATTGTTAAACATAAAATTTCTTCCGTAGTGTTTTCAATACTAGGAAATCCATTCTCAGAACTAGTTTCAATGTCAAGGGTATAAATTTTTAAATTAGTTATATTGTAAGGGATTTCATCTTGTGGAAAATTTTTACTAATGTATTGGTAAAGAAATCTATCATTACCATACACATTAAAATTTTCTACATCTTTGTACTTATCTAAAAATTCCTTAGCATCTTTTACATTAGAAAATTCTATCGGTTTAGCATTGTAACCTTCTAGAGTTTTGTATTGAGTATCTTCTTTGCATGGAACAAAAAGAACTGGAGAGAATGAATCTTTATATTGAACACGCTCTCCATTCTCATATCCAATATAAAAAATAGTATCCCCAGTTAGTGAAACATTACTGTAAAACTTCTTCATTAGGTAGTTGTTCAAGATACTTTGCTAACAGGGACTTTGATGGGTCTACTATTGTAGCAAGCATGTCAGAATAAAGCAATATGTTTTTTTGAGATGTGTGTTTAGGATAACTTATCAATTCCACGTTACCTATAGCTTCTATTACTTCCATTGGATTGGAAAGAAACACTGATGGTTCCATTTGCATTTCTTCAAGTTGAGTTATAAGGTAAGTTCCATTCTTAAGCAGGATCAGTTTGATTTCCATCTTCTTCAATTTCAATTTGATGCTTTGAACAGTAATCTTTCATAATCTGATCGTGCGGATCATATATTGTTACTACCCAATCAGAAGGAATGATAAACTCTCTTTCCTTAGATAATGGTGCCCAATCAATATATTTAATTTGAAAAGTTGTTTTTGGTTTTGCTTCATTAGCACTATCAGTCACCAATTGATCCGAATCATCTTGCTTTTCAACAATCTGCATGGTGTAAGGATTTTTCAAATAATATGCAATGATTCCCTTTTTTTCTTTATCTAAAATTTCTTTTGCATTACTGATGACATCTTCACCAGATTTCAAAAGCATAACTTTAACGGTCATAATGACAATTTCCTATCTTGTAAATTAATAATGTATTGTGAAAGTTTATCAAGGTATCCACGATTGCGTAATTCTTTAAATACTAAATTTTCAAGAGCAAACTCTCCACCTTGTTGAATTGCAGATGCTCTCATATCTCTAATTTTATCTTTAAGTTTTTTAAGAATATCATAGTCATCTACTTGACTATCAATCATATCGTCAATCTTTTCCATCATATCATGAACTTTCTTAAAAAGCAAGGGGTCAGATAAATTAACTTCATATCTTTGAGGTTCCTTTACCCACCTATCATTTAAGATAGAATATACCCCTTGACCCACTGGCAACCCATCACTAATATCTTGAGCATATAATTCAACTGAATGTGAATAAATTTTGATGTCATGCATCAAAGACCACAATTGTTTTTTATCTCTTAAATAATCATCTAAAATTTCTGGACAGTTTGCAATTTCCCTTTTGTCTACAACTAAATGTAAATCTAAATCAGAAAATCTAGTATAGTTATAGTTGGCATTACCACCAACTAAAATTATATCTTTGATTGCTTCTTGAGGAATCTTTGCAAACTCTGACCACTTATATCCAATCTCAAGAAGTTTTGATTTAACTTCTTGCCTTAACTGAAGTCCTTCCCAAAACTTAATATTAAGTTTATCGTGATACATTAGGGTTAACCTAAGTTGCTGAAATGATTTCACAGACACTAGATTGAATTTATTTTTATTTATCTTCCACGATTTCAATATGTGATTCTGTAATTGTGTCTGCTCCAAATACTGCTTTTGCTTGCTCTGCTGGTCTGAGGGTTTGTCCATATGCCTCTAAAACAGAAAGAATTGGTTCTACAATAGATACAATCCAATCAGGATTTACTGCAATATCATTATCATGAGTTAATGGTTGCCATTTTTCTAAAAGAATTCTGCCAGTATACTGTTGATTTTCACCTTCAGTACCTGGAACAATTTCCTTTTCTATAAAAATTCTATAGGCATTATTGAAAATAAATGCCTGCCTTTCTCCAGTTTCTTTATGTTGTACCTCTGACACATCAGCAACAACATCTTCTCCAGATTTCAGTTTGACTACTCTAATTGCCATAGTGTTAAAAACAATTTACATTATAAGGGGGTCCTTGGTCTTTGTCAAGAACCCCCTTACGCCGACGATATTGGGTTACCCCGTTACTATTTATGCTCAGTCAACAATTGTTGAGTATCCGCATTGATAAAATATGTAACCTTTTTTTGATGGTCTGGGATAACTCTTTCTAAAGAAATAGTCAATAAACCATCTTCAAAGTTTACAGAAGATACTCTGACATCATCGGCAAGTTGCCAAGAGTTTGAGAAGGAACGTTTGGAGAGACCTTGATGTAGGTATGTTCGTTCAGAATCTCTTTTCGCAACTTTGGAGGCAACTCTGAGAATGTTTTGTTCAGTAGAGACCTCGATCTCATCTGATTTAAATCCTGCCAAAGCAATTTCAATTTCGTAATTACTAGCATCGTGTTTGATTAAATTATAGGGTGGGTAACTGGTATTACGACCAGACATTGCCTCAAGGCGATTAAACACATCATCAAGTCCTACTGAAAATGGGGAATACACATCCCAGGTATATTTATTCATTTTAGTTCTCCTTTAATAAGCGAGTTTTTATTTGGACCCTAACGGCATCCAATACTTATTTATCGAAACTACTTAAAATAATAATACGGTAATCCCAAATTAATCGAAGGGGTTACCGTATAAAATTAATTAGATTCTACTACTTTCTTTTTGCCAATATTATATTTGGATTCAAGAATCCATTCATTTTTTTCTTTGTATGCAAGAACTTTAATTTGATTAAGAGGTGCAATATCAGTAATAGAATCTGACTTAACTACTTCAATTAGTCCCCAATCACAGAGAAGTTGAGCAATTCTATTTCTCCTCTGCACATCATTTTGAGTAAGATTTGCTGTCTTACCATCAAGAGCAAAGAGTTCTTTAAAATGAACAATATAATATTTACCTTGCTTGTGCAGAATGTGACAAGATTGATACAGTTTCTTTTCTTTACGAGAAGCAACTCCAATCCTAGAAAGTGTTTCTCTAACTTTTAGAAAATCATCAGGTTGAGTAAGAATAACTTCAACCATACTTTCACGATTCCACTTTACTTCAGCAACTTCAGTCATGTTTTCCTCCACGATTCAACTTAGATTTAATAATTTCAATTTGTTCTTTATTTAGTATTTTGAGAGCTGCTTGTGCTTTTTCATTACTATAACCATAGTATTGCTTGACACATTCAAGATCTTCTATCTTAGTTTTCTTTTCCCAAGGAGAAAATCGTTTTCTCTTCCTGACAATATTTATATAAAAATCATATTGAAGTTTGTTAGGAAGAGTATAATTTAAATTCATTTCATTTGCTATGAAGATAGTATCATAGAAAGATGACATGCATTTGGTAATAACCCAAGATGGATAATCTTTTTCCCATCCTGGATCTTCGCCGTCCATTAAATTAACTTTAGTTTCATTGATGCTCTTCAAATAATCCGTCAGATTGTATTGGAAGTTCATAATTTAGTAGTAGAAGTTCTTTGCGACTTTTTTGATTTTGGTTATAGTTACCAGTAGATCTCATGGTATAGGTAAGATTCCAATCTTTCTGATACCATTTAGGAAACCTTTCTTTAACAAATAAATCTGAATTATAAGTAATCATACATTTATTCAAACTATTATTTACCGATGCAGCAAACCACTCATGATCAAATCCTTTATGCATGTTACCATTCTTACCATATAACGATGTTTTAATATCATATGGTGGGTCTAAAAATACAAAAGCATCTTCACCATAAAGAAGTTCTTGATAATTTAGATTAGTAATTCTCCAATTACTAATCAATTCTCCAATAAAAGGAAGTTTATCTATTCCTTTAAAAGTAAAATTCTGTCTTGATGCCTGTTCGCTAAATGAAGATGATTCAGACAGTCCACTGAAAGAACATTTATTTACAAGATAAAAATTAAATGCCACAATGTACTCATCTTGTTCATCTAATCTCTGTTTAGCATTATCAAATGCAATTCGATGAGCATCTGGACTTTCACCAAGTTGAGTTTTGAGTTCTCTAAGATCGTCTGACAACCTCCTAGGATCGTCTCTGAGGACCCTCCAGAAGCAGTAGAGGGGTCTGTAAAGGTCGTTGACCCAAACCTCTGCATAGGGGTAGTTCTGCGTCACGTAGAGCGCCATAGAACCACCTCCAAGGAATGGTTCACGATACCTTTCAATGGTTGGAAGATTAGAACTTAAATATTTTATTGCTCTAGATTTTCCTCCAGGGTATCTAAGGGGAGTTTTGTACATCATAAAAAATCAAGTGTGTTTGGTTCTAAATTATTGTTAGAATATAATTTTCGTTCTTCAACATACTTTCTATAGACATCCACTGGACAATCTTTTCTACCTAGATTTTCACCTCTAGTAGTAAGAACTACATTACCAGGAACATAACCTCTTGAATCGTCAAGACGATCTAAACTAATTGATTGTGGGCAATGCTTTTTAAAAACATCATTAGGATTTAAAGGATAGTTTGACCAATAACATCTCCCATTCTGTTTTTTATAGAGTTCTATCAAATGCTGTTCAGTGATTTCAACATCAAGCCAGTGATCTCTTTTAGTCCCGTTTCTTTTCATAAATCCAGGTCTAGAGTTTCCTCTAGCACGACGAAGTAACATCTTCCAAGGATTTTGATTATGATTTAAACTTGTCATTTAAATTCACACTCCACCATCATTTCAGTAAGAGCCGCAAGAAGATTAATTTCTTGATCAGCAACAAATGCAGATTGATATTGATACTTGGCAACAATCAACACTGCTTGTGGAATGGTTCTAGCATCCAAATAGTTATACAGATTGTCATATACAGAACGAAAAATGTGAGAAGGTTCATTATCAAGATTGTTTGACACCCACTTTTTAACTACAGTAAATTCTTTATTTTTCATTGCCTTAGTAAGTTCAGTGAATTTAATATCAGACAAGTTTGATAGGATACCACTATCAATTTCTCCACCAACAGAATACCGTTGGCATTCATTTAATGCCCTACGCCAATCTGGAAAAAATTTAAAAATTAATTGTTGAAGAACTTTTGGATCATATTTAATATCTTCTTTCTCAAGAATAAACTTGAGACGGTTAAAGAATTGTGTTGCAAGTTCTGGTTTTTCATTTCCTGGAATTGAAAAATCAATGACTGAACATCGAGAGTGGAGCGGTTCAATGATTTTGTTTTTGAAATTGCAGGTAAAAATAAATCTACAATTGCCATGAAACGCCTCAATATTCGCCCTTAAGGCAAGCTGTACATCTGAAGATGTGTTGTCAGCTTCGTCAACAATAATAACTTTATGGTTGGAATCACTAGATAATGATACGGTCGATGCAAAATTTTTAACTTTATTCCTTACTGTATCAAGAAATCGTCCTTCGTCCGATCCGTTAATGATAATGTAATCTGCTTTTAATTCTTCGCACAGTGCTCTAGCAACTGTTGTTTTACCAATGCCAGCAGTTCCACAAAGAAGAAGATTAGAGATTTCCCCAGCAGAAAGAAAATCCTGAAATGTTTTTTTACTCAGTTTAGGAAGAATACAATCACTGATTGTCTTTGGTCGGTATTTTTCAACCCAAACAAAATTACTCATAATAAATCAATAACCTCAAGATTTTTGAAAACTTGAATCGGGTTCTAGAGCAATGATGTACTCTAGTTTATCTACAGTGTTAGTAAACTTTACTGCCTTTGAATAAAGATTTACTTTATAGTTGCCTTTGAGGATTTTAAAATTCTCAGTTTTAAGATTATATCTAAATGTGTCTGAAGAATTACCAACTTCAATTGAAAAGGTATTTGATGTATTATTATCTTTGTCTTTACAAATAACATTGACATCAGATCCATCACATTCAATACAGAGGTCTGGGAACTTCATAGTATTAAATGCCCTCATCAACTTTTCAAAAGTAACAACATCCAAATTAAAATTAAATTGAGATTCTCCCAAATTTGGTTTTGTATCTGGAGCACTGATGATAACTTCAGGATCAGTAAAAAAGTATTTTACACTAAGTTTACCATCAACAAATTTTACAAACTTATCATTAGTAAAATTCAACTCAGGGTCATTTGCAAATAAATCAAATGATTGAGCAAACTCAGCAAGATCGTAAATAGCAAATCCAATTGGAAACTCTTCCTCAATGGTAGCAGAAGCATAAATGTTTTTAGTTACTGCAATGGTTGCAATTGTACTGCCTGGTTTAATTGCAATAGAATTATTAATGCCAACAAAATTTTTAAGAATAGAAAGTGTTTTCTTGGATAGTTTCATAATCAACGAAATTCAGTAAGACCATTTTGAGTACGAGTATAATGACCATCAAAATGCAACAGGAGCATTGCATAATGAATTACTTTCATAAGATCTCTTTTGTTTCGACCATCTTTATCACCGTAACGACTTCCATACTTTAGGATATTTGCCTGACAAAATCCAGTTGCAAGTTTCTTTGCCGCCATCAAATCAATTGTTTGAATGTCAGCGTACCCATCCTCATCACCACAGTAATGCCCATGATAGGTACTAGTTACATAATCCTCAATGTCTTTGAGGATTTTGCCTTCATTATATTTCCAAAGATTGTTTTTTTGTTCAGTCATAACATCAAATAAAAGGGACCAAGAATTAATCATAGGTAAAAAGAAATTTGTTTGCAAATTTTTTCAACTTCTCTTTCCCAAATGTTTTAGGGAGAATTGCTTCCCCCATATCATATCAGAAAGTTTCTTCGTTGTCAACTTTGTTGATATCAATATCAGCATCAACCTTGTCATACAGTTCAAGGAAGGATTGCTTAGTGTCATCGTCAAAGCGGTTCAAGCAAAGATTAATTGCTTTTACCTTGTTATTGAAGATACTGTAAGCACGGATAACATGAGCAAGGCGACGAGTAGAAACAACCTCATCAATTGCACCATCATAAAAAGTTTTACGAATGATGTTTGCCCAATCAACAAGATGCTTGCAGAAACTTTCATCATAACAATCAAGTTGTTTTGACAAACGACTAAGGATCTCAACTTCAACCTTGGCAGTGGGATACTCTTGCTCAAGAGTAACAGGGAAACGCTCAAGAAATGCTTCGTTCAGAACATTAGTGCCAATGAAGCGTCCATCATCAGAACCCTTGCCCTTAGTGTTTGCGGTAGCAAATACATTGAATCCAGGAGAAGGACGGACATACTTACCAATCTTCTTCAGAAAAACACCTTTACCTTCTAGAACACTTTGCAGACAGAGGATTTTGTTTGAGGCAAGGTCGATTTCATCGAGGAGCAATACTGCACCTCGTTCAATAGCTTCAATGACAGGACCGTTATGCCAAGAAGTATTACCGTCAACAAGACGGAATCCCCCAATGAGATCATCTTCATCAGTTTCGATAGTAATGTTAACACGGATAAGTTCTCGTTTTAGTTGGGCACATGCTTGTTCAACACTTACAGTTTTACCATTACCAGAAAGACCCGTGATGAAGGTGGGATAGAAAAGACGCGATTGAATAATCTTTTTAATATCGGTAAAATTGCCAAATTTAACAAAAGAACTATCAATCTCAGGAATAAGATTTTGCTGCACAGTTGGTTCTACAGAAGGAGATTTGAAAGTTTGTTCCAGTTTTTCTTGAACAGTCAAGTCCCAACGACCATGACCAACTTTGTAGTTATCAAGACGTTTTGAAATAGTGGGATAAGACACATCAAAATAATCTGCTGCTGCATTAATAGCATCACCGCCGAAGGCATCGCCGTAACTTTGACGAATAAAGTTAAGGAGTTCTGCAATTTCAATGTTGTGATTGCGGGACATTTGTGAGTTGTTCATTGTTGACTTTAATAGTATAAGAGGAAGATGAGGAAAATGGCTCCTCTGTGTGCCAGATCGTCAAGCGACCACAGTAATGAAGGATGAGAGGATCTTTTTATTCAAGCACTTGCTCTTAAGAGATTTCTGAAATGCACTTTTAATTTGTGAATTTGTTGCATTCTCATCCACAATAAACTGTTCACTTTGATTAAGTGAAGTAGAGGAAATACCATAAAGAACATGATATCCACTGTCCTCAATAATAAACGACCTTTGTTTATTCCAAATCTTACGATATTCATCGTAACTTATCTTAGGTTCATGAGTCCAGTAAAATGAACTAACCTGACTACTAGGAAGAATACGAAACCCAATAAAGTTAACGTTAGGGTAGTTATCACGAAGATTGTTGATGAGAGTTTTAGTGACATTGTGTTCCTTTTTAAATGTTTTGTAGATATGACCTGTCTTGCGATCACGAAGACAGCACATACTTGTCACTCCTGCCATACCAATCATGTCTTCATCAGGACGATCCCAACGCTTAACCGTAGTATAACGTGCAAGACCAGCAGATTCCCCATCTGTCAGGATTATAACATTTGCTTTTTGAATAGCATTTTGTTTGATAAATTCGGGGATCATTTTTTTTAATGCAATCAGAGTTTCATTCAACGGAGTCCCAGAAAGACCAAGACCAGAAGGAATTATAGAGTATCCCTTGTTTTCAGAATATGCAATACGCCACATATACTTACATTGATTTTCAAAATCTTTAGTATTGCAGCGATGCGAAATCAAATTCAAAAGACGGAAAGATTCGTGTACAACGATATCTCCTGGTCTCTTCTCTTGGATTTCAATTTTATCATCCGCACATCTCCCTACAAGCGAGTTATGAATACCAGCAAATTCATAGGTAAAGGCATATACCTCAAAAGGAATTTGTACTTTTTTACAGAACCAGACAAGATTAAGAAGTTGTTTTACAGTATCCAAGATAACATCTGACATAGAACCAGACCAATCAAGAATAAAAATGAGTCCATGATTCTTACCATCAGGAATAACATTAATCTTTTTAAAAAGATCATCATTAAATTTATAAGTATGAAGTTTGGTGCAATCAAGTACTCCTGTACGTGCTGTAGAAGTACGTGAATATGCATCTGCAGATTTCTTGCATTCAAATTCTTTTACAAGATAGTTTACACCATTAATAGATTCTTTATAAAAATTTGAATATGCTAAATCAAACTGCTTGATCGCATCAGCATAGATAGGTATATCATTATAGAACTGATTACAATGATCACCAAGTAATTTATAATCAACAACAATATTATCAAGTTTTATATCTGGAACTTCTACGTAAATTGTATCCTGAGTATAGTTATCAATAAAATCTTTTTGGTTTTCTTGAAATGCTTTATCAGTAACAGAAGAAAGATCATCGTTATTATGACCACCACTATTATCAACTTTATCTTGTTTATCTTGATTTAATTTACCAGTTGATGATAAAGCTTCTTCATTTTTAGATTCAGATTTTATAGTGGTATCATTTGAAACACTAAACTCTTCTTCAGATTGCTGCTTTTCCATCTCAATAGATTCTGAAGACCTACCAGCAGATGCAGAAGTATTATCAGATTGAATATTAATATTTTCTTGCTTTTTATTGTTCTTTGTATAGTTATACACATCAAGAGCAATCTGTTGAACTTCTTCAAAAGTTTCTGCATTTTCCGTTCGCTCAATAAACTCTTGCTCTTGCTCATTAAATTCAATGCAAGAAAAAGAACCAATCTTAAAGTAAAGATTAATGCGATCAATCAAATTTATTTTATTAATCTCATCTTCTTTAATACAAAAGAAATTATCATCATTAAGTTCTTGGTATCCACGATAAAAAGTTTTAGAAAATCCTGGATACTTCCTCTTCATCATTTTCTCAATACGTGCATCTTCAATGACGTTAATATAATCTTTAGGGATAGAAAAATCCCAATCTGAATTAGGAGTAAAAAGAGCATGACCTACTTCATGCCCAACAAGAAGATCGTAAACAGTATTAGAAGCACGTTGCCAATTGGGGAGGATTAGAACACGACGGTCCACATCAAACGATGCAGTGCTAACGTTCTTGTGTTCAACAATCAGGTTTTCAGTAGCAAGCAATTTAGCAAGATTGCCTTTAACTTCTTGGTTGTACATAAGTAAGGTTCCGTTTTGGATGTACCTATACTACAAAAAAAGACCTCCCTTTGCGGGAGGTCATGTGACACTTTTTGAACTGGGCGAGTCGCTTCTTCGCCTGACGCATCGCCTGAGGTTTCAGATGACGCTTTTGATCTTTCTTAGAATGGTGTTGCCAATTAGGTAGTTGTGCCATTTGACTGAGTGGGTTTGGAAAAGTTTTTAACCTTTTTGAACTCTATCACATTATCAAACTTATCGTGCAGCAGGTCCCCTTTGTGTGAGATGACGAACACATTGTTACCTTCTGTAATATTACGAAGGATTCCAATAAACTCTTGAGTGCCATTACTATCTAGCGAACTATCAAATACTTCATCAAGAATTAAAAGATTTGTATTGACAGAATTTTTTAATTTAGCAACTTCTCTCCAAGTAAACAAAAGTGATAAATCAATTCTCATTTTTTCCCCCTCACTGAATGAAGCATAGGAAAACTCATCACGATATCTTGATTTAATTATTTCATTAAAATTTTCATCAAGAGTAAAGTTAACATAAAATTCAAGTTCCCCCAAATACTTATTGATAAGATGATTCATGACAGGAAGATACTTCTTAATGATAGTAGATTTAACTCCATTATCTTTTAAAATATCAGCAACAATTTGATGATCTGCTTTTACCTTCAATGCTCTTCGGCATTCTTTTTCCTTTTCAATTCCAAAAGAAATTAAATCTTTTAATTTTTCTTTCTCTCTAAGTACATTACCATCATTGTTTTCAATAACAATAATTTCTTTTTTGAGATCTGCAATTTGCTTGGTCTTCCATTTAATTTCTTGAATACATGATTGCATCTTAGAATTTAAATTAGATATCTTTGTATTATTTTGATTGTAAGATATTTTAATTTTTTTAATAAGATCAATTTCATTTTGAACTTCTTTCAAAATAATTTTATGAGATTGTATCTCATCTTCTGATAACTTTGTTTTATGTTGTTTCAAATGTTCATTTATATTTTGATTACAAGTTGGGCATACAGTATTTTCAGAAAAAAACTTATGCTCAGATCGTTTTTCTTTAATCTTACTTTCAGCAAAATAATATTTTTGGTTAAGACCATCAAATTGCTTATCAATAATATTAATATCAATTTGATCAGAAGTAATTAAATTAATTTCTTTATTAATATCATTTATAGATTCTTCTACTTGTTCAATCTCTTCTTCAAGGAATGAAACCTTATCATTTTTTTCATTGATATTTTGATTGCTTTGCTGCTTAAGATCATTAATAAATCTTTTCTGAACATCTACCTTTTCCTTAAGCAAGGAAATATCATAATTCAATTCAGTAACAACATCTTTAGATTGTTTAAGGCGTTCTTTTAGAATTGTATTCATTGTTGAAAAAATTCTAATGTCAAGAATATCTTCGATGACCTCTCGCCTTCCTGCTGCAGGCAACTGCATAAATGGAACAAATGTAGAGGAACCCAATATAACGATTTGAGTAAAGGATTTGTAATTTAACTTAAGTATATTTTGTTCTAACCATTTTTGTTGATCAGAAGATGCTGATGCTTGATCTAAGATTATATTATTTTTATAGATTTCAAATATATTAGGTTTCATTCCCCTAATAACTTTCCAATTTATTTTACCAATAGTAAACTCAATTTCAACCACACAATCTCCTTGATTGATTGTATTGATGAGTTGTGGTTTGTTAATTTTTCTAAATGGTTTATTAAATAATCCAAAGCACAGTGCATCTAAAATTGTAGATTTCCCAGCACCATTCTCTCCAATAATTAAAGTTTTGTTGTTTGAGCACAAATCAATTGTAGTGAAGTTATTTCCAGTGCTAAGGAAATTCTTCCATTTAATAGTTTTAAATTCAATCATTACTAATTCGGTGGAATAACAATATCTTCTGGGGTAATTATACAATAAGAATATCCATTGTCCTCACACAATCTAATTGCAACATCATCAGGAACTTCTACTACTGTCATCTTAGGAAAATCATCTGCTTCTAATTGCATAGAATAACGTTCTGCATCTTCATGTTCTTCAAACATATACAAGATATTTTTATTGTTGATAGAAGGAGCATACGCCCCTTCGCTTTCTTTTCCTTCAACAGATAAAATAAACATTATTCGACCTCTAAAGATTCTAGGTATATAGTTTTAATTATACTCTTTAGATTGTCTTTGTCATCATAATCAATTTGTTCTATATAATTTTCCAAGAAGGTTAATGTCCCTTCAATTTCAATGTCACCACTAGTAGTGATTTCTTCTTGTGCGTTATCTATAATTTTAAGTTCATGAATACCTGCTTTATACAAATTTTCAATAAACATATCAAAATGATAATGATTGCTTTTCTTTTCAATAATTAACTTTACTACTCTATTACTAAACTGTTGGCAGTTAACTAAAGAATAATTTTCTTTCTGATCATTATAAAAAATTTTTACAAACATTTCATATGGATTTTTGATAAACTTTAACTTTAACGTTTCAGTATCAAAAAGATGAAACCCTCTAGTATCTTTGTAATCATTCCAATACATTTGATATGGATTGCCAAGATAAAAAACATTTCCAGCATTAGATCTATGATGAAAATGACCAGAGAACACTTTCTTAAATTTAAAAAATAGATCTGAACTCATTCCATGTTCCATCATATATCCAACATGTGCTTCAAATCCACTTAACTCCAGATGACCCATACATACTTTTGCTTTAGTATTACTTATTTCTAAAAATGTTTCAGTTTCATTTTCAGTACAGATCCATGGAAGAAAACAAATATCAAGTCCTTCAACAGTTATGGTCTGAGGTTTATCAATCATCAAAACATTTTTATACTCATTAAGTAACAGATTAACTGTATTGATTGAAAGAGTATTTTTATAATATGCAGTATGATTACCAACAAGAGTTTTTACTTGAATGCCCAGTGCATCCAATTTGTCGTAATAATTTTCCTTTGCCCATTGCAAAGACCAAAAATCAATTGACTTTCTATTATCAAATGTATCGCCCAAATCTAAAACTGTTTTAATATTTTCCTTTTTTAAAGTTGGGAAAAATATATTATCATAAAATTCTTTGATATAATCATGGAAAATTTGACTTCCCTTTCTCATTCCAAAGTGTTGATCTGTGATAATTGCTACAGTCATTCAACCTCTCATTTTTTGCTCAAGTGCATCTTTAATTGAATTGTAATCTGATTCACTTCCATATTCATCACTAGTAAATACTTCACTAAATCCAGACCTCTCAATCATTTTGTTTTTGATATCAAGTTGTTTCTTTTCTTTTTGTATACGACGCAAGAACGCATAATAGATAATTTGCGTAAAATACGCAAATGGATTCTTTGATTTTTCAGGATCAAAGTTATCAATGTAGGTAATACAATTTTCTATTCCATCCCCAATCATGTCATCCTTAAACATATAGTTGACAAAATTAGGTTTGTATGATAAATGCTGAGCAATTTTTAAAAAACAATCACCCAAATAATTTGTTATTCGTGGTCGTTCCAAACCTCTTTGCTTTGCAATCAATACCTTTTCACGATATTCGACTATAGCATAAAGGAACTCTTTGTTGTTTACGTAATGTTCTTTTTTTAAACTCATGGTTTATTTTGATTTCCTTACGTGTTCATTATAGCACTAGTTGGATGGCTTGACAACCCCCGCTAAGTCGAGTAGGATAACTCTGCTAGGGATAAGAAACTATAGAGCTTTAAAATACTTAGGAAAGCAAAATCAATTTTAAGAGTCCTCTTTATGAACTTGTTTATATACTTCTTCTAAGAACTCTCTAGCTTCTTCAATAGATGAAACATATCCTTCTTCTCTAGTTAAATTAATTTGTTTATTACTGCGTTTATTTTTAAACCTTCTGGGTGGAGAAGATTCAATCAAATGTAATTTACTTAAATTAGTAAGATAGAATTTAATTACAGGACCAGTTATTTCTTTAAATGTAAGTAATGAATCTCCATCAATAATAAATTTACTTTCATTAGATATCTTCATCCAAATAGATAATTTAATACCCTGTACCACTCCTGGGATATCTATCTCTTCAAGTGATATGGGGTTTTCAATTACAATATAATCCTGTTCAAGATTTGTTTCAACTACTGTACATAATAATTCTTCTTGTGTTTTTAATTTGATTGCTGCATAAAATTCTTTCATTTTATTTTTTTAAATTTACGTTTACCATTTCATAATCAAAATTCTCTTCATTATAAATTTTAACTCTTTCAAATAAATGCTTTAAAGTATAATTTTTAAAATTATTTTTTGATATATCATCAGCAATATCATAAAGAACTGCTTGATTTTTATTATCACCTTTTCTCAAGACCCTTCCAATTGATTGAAGATTTCGCACACGTGATTTAGAAGGTGATGCAAAGATAACGTTATGGAGATTGCGAATATTGATCCCAGTAGAGAAAGTTCCATAACTAGCAACAATAATTGCATTATCTTCTTGTTCTGTGATTTTACGAACTTCTTCTCTGTCTTGCACATCAACACCACCATGAACAAAAAATATTTTGCGGTTTATGCCGACGCTACTATTTATAAGTTCGTAAAGAGGTTCACCATGTTTCTCGACATAATTAAAAAGTAACAATGTGTTTCCTTCTAGATCTCTACACAAGTTACGAATAAATTTATTTCTATATTCATGAGTAACGAGGTACTCCATCTCATCATGATAAGAATCAAATTTTTGAAATTGATGCTTGAGAACTAATATTTTAATTTTTAATTTAGAAAGATACCCTCTCTTAATTAATTCATTTGTGTTAGTTACTTTTTCATGAGTACCAAATAATCCTTCAAGTACAAGTTTATTGGTATTACTTCCATCTAATGTTCCAGTAAAACCAATTCTATATTTGGCGTTGTGCATCTTGGTTAAAATATCAACCAAAGATTTTGCTTTAAACAAATGAGCTTCATCACCAATGACAGTAGTAAAATTATTAAAATAATCTTTTTTTAATTTGTATACGGATTGCCATGTAGTAATAGTGATTGGTTTATCACTAACTTTACTATATCCAGAATATACTTTATGGCAATATGTTTCTACGTCCCAACCATACTCTTCAAAATCTTTATACATCTGCTCAACTAATGAAGTAGTTGGAACTACTATCATAATTTTTTGATTTGTTTCTACAAGAAATCTACAAATTGAATAGATGATAAATGATTTTCCAGATCCAGTTGGTGATACAATTAGCTTTCTTTTCTTTCTAAGAGATTCGTAAATTGCTTTGTACTGATAATCTCTTGCTTTTAGATTAGAAAATGTTTCAATGTATGATTTGATTCCATTAAAGGAAACAAGTTCATCCTCTGCATTTGGCATTCCATAATAATTATTATCGGCATACTCATAACTATAACCTCTTTCTACACAAAACTGTTCAATGTATTCTATTAATCCACAATATATTTCTCCAGTTGCAGGAGAAAATAATCTAATTTTACCATCCCAATATTTGCTTTTATACGCAGGCATAAATTTTGCTGCTGGTACTTCAAAAGTAAAATGATCTGTTAACTCGTATGATATATGTGGTTGTACTTTTAGTTGTAGGTAAACTTCATTTTTCTTGCGAATAATAACGTCAGTCATCAAGTCCTTTAGCATATTTCTTCCAATCAATAGCGTTCTTTATTTGGAATGATCGATTGTTAATATTATTTAGAATTTCTTTAAGAATGGATTCTATCTTTTCATAGTACTTTAACGATGCCTTTGCTTCAGTAACACTGGGGTCTGCATCGACGTATATTGATACTTCGTTTTTTAAAATGCGATCTTCTGGAGCAAGTTCATCCCTGCCCATATAATAATTGTAGATCTCCCTATATTTAATTTTATAATTTAAATCTTTTTCTTCTTTTAATAGTTGAACTCTTAAATATTTGTCTAACCATTTTGCATGTAAAATTGGAATTCTTTTTGCTTCCTCAAATAAATCATCATTCATTTCAGCATCAACACGCCACTCTTCAATAATCTTTTCATGTAAACTCATAGAGTAATTCTCCTTCCATTTTTATTTCCAATTTCATAATACGTATATGAAAACGTTGCAGTCGCTGTTGCATACACAATATCAGTTTGATCTGTACTAAATGCAATTCCAGTTAAATCTACAGGAAATGCATTTATATATTTTACTGTTGCAATTGTATTGTAGTTGCTATTTAAAATTGATAATACACAATCTAATTGTTCATAATTATTTGTAGAAGTGAACTTTTTTTCTTTTAAAGATTTTGCTAGTTCTTGCCATTGTTCTAAGTATTGTGGATAAGTTATTCCTACCATCCAATTATGAATCATAGTATAATTACTAAGATCTTCATCAATTAAAAATTTAACTGTCAAATTTTGATAGGTTAATTTATCTCCTGTTAATTGAAAATCATTAAGTGGAGTTGCTTGAATAGGACCACTCATAGAAATTCCAGGGAGAGATGATTCAGTACAGGTAAATCCTATGGATTCAAATCCTGGAAAATCTAATCTAAACCCTGTTGGAGATAAAAAATTGTTATTACAATTTTGAGACATTTCATTCTATAGAGGATTATTAACTATTTATTGACATAAAAAAACCCCCCTTGTGGGGGGTCCAAAGTATGTGAATGACTCACATGAGGTTTGCAACAGAAACTCTTCTGTAATAAACGTTGGTGCTGAGGTTAGCAGCTGCCGCTGGATTTGCATCCGAGAGGTATGAGTTGTAACCCTTAGCAAATGGGTTGAGTACCATGCCGTAACGGGTCTTAAATCCGATACGTGGTTGGAAGTCATCCTGACCAACGCTACGTACCATCTGAAGAGGTACATATGGGCAGTAGAACATACCAGCGTCATAAGGAGAAGAACCCTTATAACCTACAACATAGTACTGATTACCTGATTGACCAGAAGCAGCAGATCCACCACGAGTGATGGTTGCATATGGGTCAATATAAACTCTAAAGCGACCGTTGAGGATACCAGCAAAAGTGTTACCAGTTTCGTCAACTTGGAGGCGATTGTTGCCCTCAAGAGCTGGGGTATAATCAAGTACACCTGCCATTGCGAGTGCCGAAGCAACGTCAGCAGAGCACATGATCATGTTGCCCTTTCCTCTACGAGTTTCACGTGCGATTGCGTTAGCATCACGCTCGATTTGGAACAAGAGACCCTTGAACTTCTCAACCGACCAACGACCATTGGAATCAACGTCCAGGTCAAAAGTACCTGCAGTAGCGGTATCGTGCTGAGCACCACGCTTAGCGGACTTATAGATGGTACGAACAACTTCTCTGTTGATTTCAGCAAGAATCTCAGATGACAGAATATTTGCCAGTTCTGATTCTGCATCAAGACCATGAATAGCACGAAGGTCTTGTGCGAGTTCAATGCTGTATTCTGCTTTCAGAGCACGTGACTTAGCAGTAACCGAGATTTTCTCGATGCTGAATCCCATCTCACGGAAGTCAGGAGCAGTGCCGTCGCTATCCAGCTTCTCAGAATCCTGAGTGCTCATTGGAAGACCGTTGCCATAGTAACCTTGAACGGTTGATTCGTTAGAACCAGAGAAACCGTCGTTCAGAACAGCAGGGTTGTCTCCAGTCAGTGCATCAGCAGCACCAGAAACGTCGTTAGCACCCTGAGTGCCTGAATGGTTAGGATTAGCTTCATTGAAGAATGCTTCAGTGTTAGAGGTTGAAGGACCGTCGTAACGAGCACGCATTGCGAAAATGAGTCCAGTAGGACCGCTCATTGGTTGAACACCTGCGAGATCATATGCAACGAGATTTGGCATTGCACGACGAATCAGGTTGATCATAATTGGATCAAAACCTGCAACAGGACCAGCAGCAGCTGCAGCATTAGAGAACCCTGCGTTTCCAGTAGCACCTGGGTCAGTGTTCATAGTTGGCAGTGCTTCCGAAAGAATTTGACGCTCTTCGCGGATAACACGCTCTTGGTTTTCTAACAGGATAGAGGTGACAGCTTTCTTGTAGTTATCTTCAATCTTTGGGAGATCTCTGTGCTCAAGAACAGGTGCCCACTTTTCCTGGAGTTGTTGGGACATGCCTAACATTTGTTTTCTCCTAGTAAGTAAGTAAGTGGTTTATAATAATCATTTCCAACGGGAAATTGCCTGAACATAGGCAGCCATTGGACCCTCAATAGAGGATGCAACTTCTTCAGTTGCGATGTCTTCCTTGAGTTCAACCTTTGCTTTGGGGAAATAAGTTTCCTTAATTGTTTCCAGTTTTGCTCTAAAGGACTCTTCGGATTCAAACTCAATTCCTTCTGCAAGGGAAGCAAGCTTCTCTGCTTGGGTTTGAGCAAGACCCTTAGAAACATCGGCAATCAATGACTCTTTTACAAAAGTATTGATTTTGCCGTTGAGTGACACATTTTTTTCAATTTGCTCATTGAGCTTATCTTCCATCTCATCTAATTTATTTGTCATCTCTTCTAATACATCATATCTATCTTCAGGGATTGAAACATAATTTTCTTCAAAAAGACCTTTAACGCCTGCCATGAAGTTTTCCATAACTTCAAGTTTAATACCTTGGGTAATGGCAAGTTCGTTTTCTTTTCTCCATTCTTCGGCAACGTAAGAAAGGAACTTGTCCATCTTCTCAGCAAATTCTGCTTTGATGGTTTCAAGTTCTTCACACATTTTATTCTCATACTGCTTCGTCATTGCCTTCTCTTTATCTGCAACTTTTGCCTTAATAGCTGCTTCAAAGATAAGTTTGGTTTTTTCTTTAAACTCTTCAGAGAGTTCCTCACCAGCAATCAGCGCATTAACGTCTTCATCAACGCTAAACTCTTCAGTGGTTTCCTCTTCAGCAATAACCTCTTCGGTTTCAGAAATTTCTTCTTCTTCTTTGAGTTTGCCTTTAGAACCTTCCGCTGGTTTTGCTTTGGCGTTGTTCTTGTCCTTCACTTGTGATGTACCAGTTACGGTAATCTTTGATGAATTGTCATCAGATTTGTAATTCTGATTAGTAGGACCGCCAGTGTTTTGCTTCGCAGTATCTTGAGGAGCAGGGATAGATGCAGCCTGCATTGGGTCGGCACCCTTTGCACCATCTGTCACTTGACGCTCCTGCAAGTTTTCTTCTACGAAAGTTTCAAATTTTTGGTCAACTGATGCTGACATGTGCTATCTCCTTAAATATAAAGCTGTTATATTCTAAACTTATTTATAATTTATAATCCTTTCAGGAATTTTTCAAACGCGGCAACTTTACGCTCTTGAAGATTGTAAATGGTCGCAGCATCTAATTCATGTTTAATTGAATTAATATAACGCTCTTTTAAAACGCCATTGTTCCAAATCCACTCTTTACCTTCCATAATTCCTTCAACAAATGCATCAGGAGCAGAAGGGTCTGCTACAATGTCAGCAGCAGTTGCGAGCATAAAATCACTACGAACATAATTAGCACCTCTGCGCTCTTCTAAAGAACCAATTCCTCTAGATGAAACACCAAGTTTAACTCCTTCATTAATAAGATTTTTAGCAATCTTACCCATTGGAGTTTCTAAAAGTTTTGCTTTACCTATAAAGTTTTTACCTTCACTTTGTAAAGAAACAATTTTATGTGACACTCTATCAAGATTTACAATTGGTCCCTCGGGATGTCCAAGTTCTCCTAATGCACGACCTTTGATTACGTACTGTTCATTATATCTTTGAACTTCTTTATCAAGAACATCAAATGGATAAATCCTTCCATTCCTATTTTTGATATCTGATTGTAAGAAAATACCTTGAATATAGTGGGTCTTGTTAGATCCACTTTCTTCTATAAGTACTTCAATTTCTTCAATCTGTTCCGTTATCAGTTTCATCTGTCGTTTCTTCTGGTGTGCTCTCAAGTCCTTGGAATAAAGATGCACCGACTCTTTGACGCTCTTGAGCAAGAACCTCTGCAGCTTTATTCATAATAATTTCTTTCACAGCATCGGATGCATCACTAAGATGATCCTTCATAATTTTATCTACAATTTCGATGGTATCCATAATTACCTCAATAGTTATTTATTATTTTTATTTTCCTGCTGCTTTTGGTGGAGCGGGAGGATTTTTAAGTTGATCAAGTGAAACCTTTTTGGTTTCCATGTCAAGTTCAGCATTTTGCTTTTCTTGAGCAATTTGATTGAGCGGATCAATTACTTGACCCGTCTTAATTTCACTATTTATCTGTTCTTTCATCTCTTCAATTTCTTGCTCTGTAAATTTGAGCAATTGGCGCATAACATAATCTTGAGAGAAATACTTTCCAACATACAGATCTAATTTATCAAGTACATCCATTTTGGATTGAAGCATATCAAGTTCTGCCATTTCAGAGAATTGATTATCGTATATAAAATCATATTGTATATGCTCCTTCATCTCTTCCCAATCTTCAGGAGCAATGACTCCCTTAAGAATAAGTTGAGTTCTTAAAATATCATGAAAAAGATCTGAAAACTTTTTACGGAGACGACCTACAAATTTAGTAAATTTAATTTCGTCTCTATTAATTTCTTCTGACTTTCCAAGATCAAAAGATTTATCACTCTCTAAACGTGATGGGGGTACATTAAGTGCTTTGTAAAGTTGTGTTTGAAAATATTTAATATCAGTAAGTTCACCTAAATTCTGCCCTCCAGGCAGAGTGGTAATTTCTGTACCTCTTCCTCCTTCACGACGAGGTAACCAAAAATCTTCAAGCATACTCATATGCTTTTTATCATCACGGATTTCACCAGTTTGTGAATCATAAACAAGTTTATTTCTATAGCGTGACATTACCTCTCTAAGATATTGTTCCGCTTTTACTTTCGGTAAATTGCCTACATCAATGTAAAAGATTCTGCGCTCTGGAGCACGAGACAAACGATAGATAACGATACTATCTTCAAGCATTCTTAATTGATTAAGGAACTTGATTGCTTTATGAAGATAACTTAAATTAATATTTCTACCTTGATCCATTAAACCAGAGGTTATTGATGCAATAGCATCTGGTGCAATTTTTATGCCTTGATTAGTATTATTGATTCCTTTGTTATTGTAAACAAAAAACTCAGTAACTTTACCAAAATCATGTCTCATGAATTGGTCAGAATCTACTGGAGGTTTTACTACTTGTCTTACCTTTTTAATTTTTAAAGGGTCAATATATCTTAATTCTAATATTCCTTTTGATGGATCTTCAAGATCAATTACTTTATGATAATATATTCTTCCATCAATATACCAACGCCTAAAAATTTCGTGACCAGTTTTGTCAAAATCAAGTAATCTTTTGACGTGATTAAATTCTTCTCTAATTGAATTTTTAATTGATTCTGATACTTGTAAATTTGATAGTTCTACTTCTACTGGACTATCATCTCTATCTGAAACAATTGCTTCGTTGCTAATATCTTCGATAGCACTATCAACTTCTGGATGAAGTGCCATTTCTCTATATCTACGAATAAGAGCAACTTCGTCTCTTTTTTTCGTATCATCAAGATCTACATAATGACCAAACCATCCCCCATACGGAAGGATGGTAGAAGAAGTGTCATTATCAGAAGGAGGAACAGGGGACGCTGGTGCTTTTGCCCCCTGAATTAATTCATCCTTCTTTATTTGAAAACCAAATAACTCCGCCATTCCAAATTTGTAACCTACTAATTATTTAGCAACGTTTTGACCAGTGAGTAATCCCTTACTACCATCTCTTGCTTTTTGACTAGTTCCTGCACCAAAGCTATCAAAGTATTGATATTGGAATTCTACATCAAACTCTTCAATTGCATCATTACTATCATATGCAACTGTAATTGGTCCAACACTAGTTGGCCAAGAACCAATTAATTTATAAGTTTTGATGGTTCCTTTATCTTCACCTTGCTGTGTAGAATCTTTAGTATTCTGTGAAATTAAAATATCTTGGAAATATGCTCCACCAGGAGTTCCACCAATAGAACCATAGTTATAGGTTCCTATGTTTTCATCAACTTTGTTTCCAAGGTTGATCCATGCTTCAAACGCAGTTCTCAAATTGAAGGTTGTAGTATTGTAAAAAGTTGCAGTCCATGATTCAAAGGTTCTATCGCCAGGAATTTTCAAAAAGCGACCACGAAATGGTACTTCAATTAATCCCTGAGTTGAACCTGGAAGTGCCGCAGATCTACAGAGAAATTTAGTTTCTCCCATCAATTCCGTTGTGTTGTTACTAATAAGAGTTGGAAATGAAATCTCAACAGTATATAAATTGGGTCTTACCCCCCCAGCTAATTTTGATTTAAAATCGTTAATGTTTGCCATTTGTTTTAGTTCTCCTTAAATTTATTTAGCGATTGCTTCAGAGAATGAAATGCCAGTTCTTGTAGCAGTGAAGGTAAGAGTAATAAAGTTAATAGAACGAGCAGGTTGTATAAAGATGTCAGCAACAAACTCATTTCTGTCAATTACGGCAGAAGTATTGTTTGATCCATCGCAAACTAAGAGATAATCATAAAGACCTCTTCTTGCTTGAACATCTCTTAAGAATGGTTCAACAATTGCCTTAAATGAATTTCTTGTTGTTTCGTCGTTAATTTCAAAGAGTTGTGCTTTAGCAGCATTCTCAATTGCTCTTTCAAGAATAAGGAATAGGCGACGAACATTAATTCTATCAAAGGCACTTGGAGTTGCGAGAGCAGTTTTATCTCCAAAGAGAACTGGTCCTTGACCTGGGAATGAAGCGATAGGATTAATTCGATTTGAATAAAGTTCATCTCTATCAACTTTATTTGGATTCCAAGCTAATTTTGCTGCTCCTTTGATTCCACCTCTGGTAAATCCAGCAGGAGAAAACCAAGGTTCTGCACTAATTGCACTATCTGCTACCAGTCCAGCAACATCACTATTGCATGGAATATAGCGATAGACATCATTCCATCTATCATAAACATACTTGTAATTACAATCTAAAATAAGATATGAAGTACTAACAACATCTTTAAAGAATAATTTTAAGTTCTGTACAATATCTTGATTTCTCAGTGGTAAACCAGAAGATGCAATAATGTTTCCTTTATGTGGAGAAGCAAATGCAATACAATCTTTTCTATATGATGCAATACCAGCAATATGATTAATCTTTTGACGTGTCAAATCTGCAGTACTGCACCCAGGACCAACAATAAGATAATCAAGATCAACATTATCCAAATCTCTAAATTCATCATAAGCAGAGATAATATCAGTAATAGATACTTCCCAATCGGTAGCACCATTTGCTAATGAATATGAAATAGATCCTTTTGGAGTAAATGTTGCGGTCCTAGAAGCATTTTCAAATAAGGTATCTCCAACGTAAATATACTCACTGGAATCTGAAACTATCTTTTTGTAATAATTGATTCCACCTTCTGGTCCTTTAGCATTGTTTGCTTTAGATGCATAAGTATAAACTTCAAGAACAGTATCTTTTGATCCACTTATTCCACCATCTTCATCTACTACAGCAACGTGTATCGCATCTAACCCCAAAGAACTACCATAGAATGCAGCAGCATCTTCAGTCGCTACTGGTCTTGCAGCAAGAGAATTCCATTTAATGGTAGAACCAGTATATAAAGTTTTTGCTTCATACCAAGCAGAACCATCATCTACTGATGCAATGGTAAGATTGGATTGAGTACCAATGTTAACAACGTCAGTTGTAGCAAATAATTGGTTTGATTCTGGATTTGGTACATACTCATTGTTAGTATTTACAATAATAATGTGAACCGAAGTATAATTTGTCTCGCTTACTTTTACTGTGGAAACATCAATAACTTTTCCTTTTTTAGTACCACTGGTTACGATATCTCCAACTAAAATGTTTGCATTTTCAGTTGACAATGTTAAACTTTGTTTTGGACCATTATCTATAACACAAACTCTTAAGTTATTGCCCCAAGCACCCTTTGTTCTACCTGCAAACAACCATCCAGAACTGTTGCCTAAGAACTGCGCTTCATAAACATCTGAGTTGTTGATTTTTACGGCTTCTGCTGCAATAGCAGCAGTTGCAGTGGCGGTTACACCTGGATCTGGGAAAGTAACTGTTAAGTTAGTAAAGTCACTAAAATTACCAAAGTTGGTAACCGTAACGTTAGTTACTGATCCATTACTAACTGTTGCAGTTCCTTGAAACGGAGTGGTTACTGTTCCACTACTACTAACTGTTATTGGATAACTTTGATTTACATCATAGTTTGTACCACCACTGGTTACGGTAACTACAACGCCATTTGGTTGTGCAACTACAAGAGTTGGAGCGGTTGTATATCCAGTACCACCACTTAATACGATTGATTGTATTTGACCATTTGCTACGGTTGCAGTAGCAGTTCCTCCAGTACCACCACCACCACTTACAGTGATCTGTGGTGCTGTCTGATAACCAGATCCTGCATTAGTGATATTAGCATTTCCAGTCAAATTGCCTCCAGAGAGGTTTCCCCCACCTGCCTCAGCTGTAGCTCTAGTTCCTCTTGCAACAGTTCCCAATGCTGTAACACCAACTGGAGAGATAGTAACTGATGGAGCAGAAGTGTATCCAGATCCAAGTTGTTCTACGACGATAGAAGATACTCTTCCTTGTGCGTTAATTATTGCTCTTGCAGTTGCTTGAGTAGCACCTGGAGTAGTTGGAGCACCAACAGTTACAGTTGGAGCACTGACATACTTTCCATTTGTTGAAGCATTGTTAACTGTAATTGCAGAAACGTAGTTACCTAATCTAGCAACTGAGTTAAATTGATTTGGGGTATCAATTCTTACGACTGAAAGTGTACCACCATACGAAAGAAAATTAGTAGCACTTAACCAATATTCTGCGTTTTCTTCTCTTGGTTCACCAAAGACATTAATAAGCTCACTTTCTGTTGAAATTAAAACTGGGTTTCCAATTTCTCCTTTCTTAAAAGTTGCGGCAAAACCTGCAATATTATTAAGAGTAGCGTCAGCTCTACCGTTTGTAAGATCCTTTTCTTTAACAAGAATCCCTGGGGAGCGTAAAGTTGCCATCTGTATCTCCTAGCTATAAGTAAGTCATATTTTCTAAATCTATTTATAAATTATTCTTCTCTAGCGATACTCCCACATGTAATTTACATCTCCATATTCACTAGTTTCTTTCCATCCTTTTTCATCAGCAACAATCCAAATATTTCCCTGACTATCTATTTCATCATAAGATCCAAGACCATCATCAATGAAACCAAATGGTGCCATATCTTGATCAATTTGATTCTTTTGTTCTTCATAAATTCTTTTACGAACATCATTATCAGTCATCTCTTTGAAGTATTCTTGCGCTACCAACCACGCAAAAATAACCAAACACATTGCTAAGTCATCGTTACAACCTTCTTCTGCCTCAAAAGATTGTTTCTTTTGAATAAACGTTGTAAGTTCAGAAATAATTTCATAATCATTTACCAATAATTTATCACCTTCAACTAATTGTTTTAGGTTAGAACATCCAATCTTTTTAACAGTAGTGCTCATTTTTACACCAAGCTGTGTCTTAGCACCTGAAAATCCTTGACCAACCAATTGACCAGCACGACCTCTCATGGAACACATCAAAAGATTATCGTATTCCAAATCATATTGTAAAATTGAAGCTACCTGATCGCCAATATCGTTGACTTCGCACAACACAAAGGCATGATTATAATTGATTGCAACTTGATGAATGATGCTAGGAAATAGCATTGGTTTGATTGAATTGTTTCTATACTTACCAACTACTCTATATGGAACGGTAGTTATATCATATAAGATAAATGCTGAATAATCATTGTTGACTCCACGAGACACGTCAACTGTCATTAAGTACTCATGATCTTCTTTTGATTCTTCATATATTGATAATCCCCCACTTTGATGCATTGGTTCATCATATGTCATTGTCCTCAACTTTGAGGCAGCAATAAGAGTATCAACTGATCCTAAAAATTCACATTCAAATTCTTGAGTAAACTGTCGTGCAGAAGTATTTGCAATTGTCTGTTCTTTCCATTTATCATCTCTTCCTGGTACTTCTCTCCAATGTACTTCAGTTGTAACATATTCATTCCTATTCAACTCTGCATCATGCCAGAGTTTATAGAACATGTTCATTCCATTTGGAGTTGAAATGATAATAACTTTTGTTGATTTACCAGATGAAATAGTAGGATATACAGACGAGAAAAACTGTTCAGCAATATGTGTTGGAATAAACGCAAATTCGTCTAGGAAAATTATATTAAATGACATTCCTCGCACAGCAGATGCTGATGTAGAGGCAGCAAGAATCTTAGAACCATTCTCAAGTTCCATAGATCCTTTGTTATAAACAATAATACCTTGCTGCATCCATACAGGTAAGTTTTCATATGCCAACTGCAATCTCTGCAAAAGTTCTCTAGCAGTAGATAATTTGTTAGCAAGAATACCAATGTTTACATTATCATTGAAGATTGCATAATGAAGAAGATAAGCTACTACAGTAGTAGATTTACCTGTCTGTCTAGGTAACTTTGCAATATTGAATCTATTTTCATGAAATGTACGAATCATTTTTTCTTGAAAGTCGTACAAATTAAAAGGCACTAAACCTTCATCAAGAGAAACAATTTTAATATAATTTCTTGCAAAATATACTGGATCTTGTTTACATTTCAAATACTCTTCAATTTGATCTTGAGTGAAGTTGATTGCAACGTTCGCTTTTTTTAAATTTGGATTACCAAGATAAATCTCATTATGACTAAGAGACATTCAACGCTCCCATTTTTCAGCAGGACACGCAAGTGGCATCAAAACTTTTAATGGCATAAAACATCCACACAATTTGCATTGTTGTGTGGATGATCTAAAATGCTCACATTCGCGGCACAATTCTAATTTCTGTTCAGGTGTCAATGGTTCCATTAATTAGCAATTCCAAGCTCTCAATGATTTATTTATTCTTGAATCTGGGTCTCGTGCAGTTTTCTTAGAAGTTAATTTCTTCTTCATGCCCTTCATTCTTGCACAAAATGACGACCTACGGGGATTTCCAACCTTTTTTGAAGGTGCCTTAAGGTCGCTTCCAGGATTCTCACGTTCGTAAGATTTTCTTCCCTTCTCATTGAGTCCACCTTTTTTATTTTGACCCTCCTTACGAGTCCATGCTGATTCTTCTAATTGCTCAGAAAACTCTTTAAATGTTTTCATGTTAGGTTTTAGATTAAGTTATTAGTTTGAATACGCAACTTTAACTGCTTTAAATCCTGCACCACCTTCAAGTGTATCCGTTGGATCCTTCTCAACAAAAGCAATTTCATTTGCTGCCATTGTAAAACTACCAACTGTAACACCATCAATATCTTTACGAGTTACTAATGCTGCAGTGCTAGTATTGATAACTCTAACAACAGTTGCTAAACTAACGTTAGTTGCTGATGTTAAAGTGGTTTCTGTAGCTAATACTTTAAGTGCCATAGTACTTCTTTTTATTGATTATTTATTATCTATCAAACCTTGCTTAATTAATTTTGAGAGTTCTGCTGTTGAACCAACAAATAATGCATTGTTATTAGTTACATTTTGTTTTGATTTTGGTCCCTCTTCAAGATCTTGCATTTTCTTTTGAAGGTCAATTAATTTATCTGTAGCGTCTGAGACGCTTTTAATTAATTGACCAGCAACCTCATATGCTCTGGGGTGATCAGAGGCACCAGCAACTTCTAAGATGCCATCCAAAGCCTCTTGACCTTTATCTATAATATTATATAATTGCGCTCTAGAATATTCATAATCTTTTTTAATATCTTTTTCAATATCAATATCAATATTTTTTTGTTTTTTCTTTTCGGGTGTTACTGAAATTAATTCAGTAGCAACATCTAGAGCTTGCTCAATACCATCAAATTGTTCTTTCATGTTTATGAGTAGTACGCAACCGTTTCATTAAACCCAAAATCATCATCTGCAGTTAACAAGGAATCATCAATGGCATTGATTACCCCATCATTATTAATATCAGTAAGTGCTTTTGGAGTTACTTCATATTGACGATGCCTGCTTGGAATAGTGCGATCAGTATTTGCATACTCTTTTACTATTGCTTTTTTGATTTCGCCAACATCAGTGCTAGGACCATAGATATAAGTTTTAATAGAGAATCTTAGTGTATATGTAATAATTCTTCTATCTTCAAAATCTCCTTCATACTTATCACTAAAATCAATAGTTGTTAAAACAATTGGAACATCTTTTACAATTAATGCATCTTCAACAAGTTTAATACTTATGTTGAATGATGGTTGAAAAAATGGTACAATTTGCTCTATGATTTGAAGAGCATCGTCTTGAGTCCTACTTAAGATGTTTAATTCAAATTCCAAATTATATGGAACTGGTACATAAGTTTTTTTTACACCTTCGTTATCTGCATTTGAAAGACAGTATTGAACAGGACTTTGCTTTCTAGAAGGATCATAAGACATTCCCACCATTTCAAATGATAACCTTGGCAGGGTTATGGCATTTGATCTACCCAATTCTGGTTGTTCCGTCAAACGTGCAAGGAACTTCTCTCTAGGACCATATGCCAGAGGAACCTTCATTCTCTGATAAGTAGATCCATCTTCATTAACTTTTCTAATTTCTATATTATTAAAAAGTGTGCCGAAACCAACGACACACTTTCTTATAATTTGGTTATAACTGTAATTACCTAACATGATTATACATTCCTATTTCCGTATTCTCCAAATGGATTTGTTTCAGTGAAATCTAAAATATTATCACCTGTATTTTCAACTTTGATGTTGTCAGCGTAGGTATCCTTAATATCTAGTTCATCAAAACCAGTAATATTTATAGTAAATCCACTTTGTAATCCTGTAAGAGTTTCATTCTTAACAAATTCACCGTCAAAGGATCTTAATTCCACATAAGGTGGATTGTTATTAAAGTTGATTTTATTTATTCTTGCTTTAGATCCTGATGTAGATCCAACAACTTCTTCCCCAATTTCTGGGGAACCATTTAATTGATTATAGTAATACTTAATGATAAAACCTTCATCAACTTGAGTATCAAATATTCCTTCATTTGGAACTTCATCTCTATATTCATAAAGTTCACATTTTAATTTATACGTATATAATTTACCAAATTGGTAAAATGGATCTTCATGCTCAACAAATTTAATTTCAAAAAAATTATCTGTCAAAGGAAAATGAATAATATCTCCTTCTTGTGGTCTATCTCCAACAAGCACTCCTTCAATATTTGCCATTGACATAGTAACAAAATCTTCAAATCTCTGTCTTGAAATTACCAGAGTAATTTCATCCGTTGATCTAATACCAAATTTTGTCAGAAGGTCACCCTGTCCTTGAAATCCATCAAAATTTTCCATGTATGCTTCTATCAAATATGCATCTGAAAATTGAGATGCGATAACTTCATTTAAGATATCATCTTTGTTTATAATTTGTCTTGGAATATAATGTATATCTAAACCAAACATTTTAATGTATTCATCAACCAAAGATTGATTAAGAAACTGTTCGTTTCTAGTACCGTGAGTAAAGTAAGTAGATCTAGGCATAATTACCCTATCATATCTAATGCTGGAAGTTCATAAGAAGAACGCATTTCAATTTCTATTTTTTCTACCTCAGCAATAGCATCATCATATAATTGTCTTCCATTCATAGTAATGCCACCAGGAAGTTGTGCTCCTTGGAACTTAATTAAATTCTGACCCCATTGCCTTTTAATTAATGATGTCAAATAACGCTTTAAAAATGGATCATTATAAATCTGAGAGTTTGTTGTTGGATCTAAAACTCTATAGCAATCTATAATTACATATTCTCCTTCATCAATTTGCTTAGAATCTGTATCAATATAAAGGCGATCTCTTCTTCTATTATATCTGTAAGGAATAAAAGATCCATTATTTAAAACCATATCTAATGTTTCAAGATAAGATTTAGTCATATAATAACTTAGAATATCAACTGATCCAAATTGATATAAATCATTTAAAAATAGTTGATACTCAAGACCAAAAAGATTACTCCTAATGTTACTTCCTTTAACACCAAAAATATTATTAATGCCAATTACATGATCAGGAACAACAATATAATTATTTCTTTCTTCCCATGTAGTTGTTCCTACCGTAGTTGTAGTGTTACTACTAGTAAATCTAGTTACATCAGCAGCAGTGAATTGATGCTTTAAAAACATTCTTTCAATGCCATCAAAATGGCGCTCATGAAAATATTGAATAGCATCATCAATCAGATCTTCAATCTGATCATCATCTACGTTAATTTCCAGAACTGGTTTACCTAACCTACGTAAACAATATTCTTTTAGTTGTGCTCTTGTTGATGGTTGCGCCATTTATACGCATAAAAAAGTCCTCTGCTTTATTTAGCAGAGGA